TTTGATGATAGTTTTAGATTAGAAGCATATATATCAACTTTTGATGGATTTGGTGGAAATTCTGATATCCTCAGCAAGTTTGGAGTAAGAAGTACCGATCAAATAACATTTGTAATTTCAAAAGAAAGGTATGAAGATTTTATTACTCCAAAATTAAGTTTGTTCAGTAAAGAAGTAATAAAAACAGCAAAAAGACCACAAGAAGGAGATTTGATTTATCTTCCTTTGGATAATGCATTATTTGAGATAAAATATGTTGAATCAAAAACTCCATTCTATCAATTAAATAATCTCTACGTTTATGAATTACGTTGTGAACTATTCGAGTATGAAGATGAAATAATTGATACTGGATTGGATGATGTTGATAAGAATGTAAAGGATTTTGGTTATATTGCAACCTTACAGATGGTTGGAGCTGCAGCATCTTCTGCTTCATTATCTGTAGGATTGGCAACAGTCAGGTATCCTGGTGTTTCTGGAAAGTCAGTTGCAAGAATTGATATTCTAGATGGTGGATATGGATATAAATCACCTCCAGTAATAACTTTCTCAAAACCAGGTGGGTTTGGAGTAAGGGCAGAAGCAATCTCTGTATTGGATAGAGGTTCAATAAGTAAAATACTTATTACAAATCCAGGAATCGGATATACCACCCCACCAACAGTAACTATTAAGAGTAATAGTTCTAGTGGAAGTGGAGGAATAGCAACAGCAATTATAGAAAATGGTGTTCTATCACCAGTTGTTATAAACTCTGGTGGTGTTGGTTATTCTACAGTTCCAAAGATTAGATTCTCTGGTCCTGTCGATCCAAATTCTCCATTCCCATTATCTGGTATAAATTCAGCAACAGCAGAAGCAGTATTAACATCTACTGGAATAGTTACTGCAGTAAGATTTACCAATGCGGGTTCAAATTATCACCTATCTCCAGCAAACCCACCAACAATACAAATTGATTCTCCAGTAGGCATATCCACTGGAGACTATGAATTTAATGAAGTGGTTAGAGGAGTTTCAACTGGCACTAGTGCATACGTTAAGAGCTGGAATTATGAATCCCGAACATTGAAAGTATCTATTATGAGTGGCAACTTTGCTTTAGGTGAAACAGTAGTGGGAGCAGGTGCAAGTTACAAAGTTCTATCCATTATTACAGATAATATATACGATAAGTACGCAGAAAATTTTGAAATCGAAGAGCAAGCAGATAATATCCTAGATTTTTCAGAGAAAAATCCATTTGGAGAGTTCTAAATACATTATAATAGGATTAATGAAATGTTTGGCAAATACGCATATAACGAAATAATAAAAAGAACTATTATTGCCTTTGGTACATTATTTAATAATATCCAAATAAGGCACCAGGATGGTTCTTCAAATGATATTAGCTTGATAAAAGTTCCAATTGCGTATGGACCAATACAAAAGTTTCTAGCAAGATTGGACGAGAAACCAGATCCAAGAAACAGGGTAGCAATAACACTACCAAGAATGGCATTTGAGATGACTAGTATTCAATATGATGCCTCTAGGAAAGTATCAACTATACAAACATTTCAAGCAAATAAGACAGGCACAGGTCCAGTACAGGTTTACATGCCTGCACCATATAATATAGGGATACAACTTAGTATCATATCTAAGTATCAAGATGATATGCTTCAAATTATTGAGCAAATTCTTCCATATTTTCAACCACAATTTAATGTTACTGTAGATTTGGTAAATTCTATTGGAGAAAAAAGAGATATTCCAATAATTTTAGAATCAATTTCTATGTCTGATGATTATGAGGGTGACTACTCAACAAGGAGAAGTTTAGTTTATACTCTAAACTTTACTGCAAAAACTGCAATTTTTGGTGCGATATCAGACAACGAATCACCAATTATCAAAAAGGTACAAGTTGATTATTATACAAATACAGAAAGAGCAAGTGCTTCAAGGCAACTAAGATATACAGTAGAACCTAGACCAATTAAAGATTATGATAATGATGAAACTACAGTTTTAACAAGAAAAGTTGATGAAGATGATACTCAAATTTTAGTAGCAGATTCGACTCCACTGGTAGCAAATACATACATTATGATAAATCAAGAAGAAATGTTTATCAAGAAGATAACTGGAAATACCATTGATGTATTGAGGGGACAAGACAATACTTTGAATTCAACTCATGAAGAAGGTGATTCTGTAAATGTGATAAATTCCGCAGATAAAGAACTAATTCAATATGGTGATGAGTTTGGATTCGACGAAGAGTACTTTGACTTTGGTGATGGTAGAGTCTTTAGTTCCAGGAAAGGAGTTGACTTATAATGAATGATTTCGATGCAATAAATGACTCTCTAGATATCGAGGCATCTCCAATAACTAAAGAAGTTGTTTCAGAAAACTCCAGTATAGTTAAAAAGTCCCCACAAAAAGGTGACGAAGAAAGTCAATATGATTATGATTATACTAGAGGACAATTATATTCACTTATAGAAAAGGGACAAGAAGCAATAGATGGCATTCTTGAGATTGCACAGCAATCAGATTCTCCTAGAGCATTTGAAGTTGCAGGTCAGTTAATTAAGAACGTTGCAGATACAACAGATAAGTTATTAGACCTTCAACAAAAGATGAAGAAGTTAAAAGAGGAGGATTCATCTGGTCCCAAGAGTGTTACTAATAATAATACAATGTTTATTGGCTCTACAGCAGAATTACAAAAACTTCTCAAGCAGAATCTTCAATCAGCAGAAGATTCTAAATAATAATTAGAGAAACTATTCTTAAAAATGAAAACTTTTTCACAATTTCTTCTAGAAGCAACTGACCCAAAGGGACCTATCAAAAAGTATATGTCCCCAGAGGAGATTGCGAAGAAGCATAAAATTTCTGGTGATACTTTAGAAACAGAATTAAAACTGGGAATTAAAGTTGAAAGTGAACATACTGGTGATAAAAGAATGGCAAGAATGATTGCTCTTCAGCATCTAGAAGAGTTGCCAAATTATTATTCAAAACTCAAGAAAATGGAGAAAGTGAATGAATCGAAAAGTGGTGATAGTTCTTTGCGTGACTGGTTTACTAAGAGTCGTGCTTCTGATGGCACCCCTGGTTGGGTTCAACTGGGTGGTAAATATGCGGGAAAACCCTGTGCAAAGCAACCAGGACAAACCACAAAACCAAAGTGTGGTTCCAGCAAAATGAAGGCAGCACTCTCCGATGATGAGGAGCAGAAAGCATTTGAACGTAAAAATCGTCAGGACCCAAATCCAGACAGAGAAGGTAAGGCAAAGATGGTTGCAACAGAAGGTAGGATTGCTTGGCATGACCCCAAAAATCCAAATCCTTCTGGATATACACCAAAAGAAAAATCAGAAGCAAAAAGAAAGCAACTTGGAGTTGATGACCCAGATAAGATGTCTTTTGAAAAAGGTGGTCCAGGTGAAAAAGAATATGCCAGATATGGTAATATTTCTGCAGCACAAGAAAAAATGAAGAAGAGAGGCAATCAACCTAAGGGGAAAAAGCACGAATTCAAAAAAAATCCATTCTGGAAAAAAGATACTGGTCAAGTAAGAAGAGAAATTATGGGAACAAATGTTCCCAAGAGTAAAGAAAGTTTTTATCCATCAAATGTATCAAAAGCAAAGTCTAGAAATGAAGAATTTTTAGGTGTCAATGAAGAAAAAGATGCTTGCTATTCAAAGGTAAAGTCTCGTTATAAGGTTTGGCCTTCTGCATATGCATCTGGTGCCCTGGTAAAGTGCCGTAAAGTTGGGGCAAAGAACTGGGGTAATAAGACTAAGAAAGAATCTTATGATTATTCTAACTGGAGAGAGGACTTTAAAGCAACGGAATATGAGTTCTTTGATGTCATTAAACCAGAACCACTTAAGTCAAGTTCGGTAACCGAGAACTATACTAGGATACAATCTCGTGGCACGACTTATAGTATAATGCTAAACTGGAGAGGTAAGTACCTGGGAGTTCAGATGTTCTTCCCACAGTTCACAAGACCATCTAAGGAACAAGTGACCTTTGAAGTATGTAAACTGTACCCAGGTGCTAGGGTTTTGTCTTTCAATCCAGCAGTGAAAGACCCGACAAAACCTCTATTATTTACTGGAGACACAAATGAACCCAAATAAAATTGTTCTTGAAAATATAAACAAGAACTTTGAGTATGAAAGAATTGCAAGAGAAATTGATGCTTGCGATGATGTAGACGATCTTAGAAATATCGCAAAATCTTACGTAAAACTACATTTAAAATATCAAGAAACATTAGCAAGTTTGAATTTTAATAATTTATGACTGATAAACATTATAAAGGGAATCCCAATCTAAAGGCAGAAAATGTCGAGATTGAATTTACATCCGAACAAATTCAAGAATACTTAAGATGCAAAAGTGACCCAGTTTACTTTGCAATGAACTATGTCAAGATTGTTTCTCTTGATGAAGGATTGATTCCCTTTGAAATGTATGATTTCCAGAAGGAACTTATTTCAAACTTCCATAATAATCGATTTAATATTGCAAAACTACCTCGTCAGACTGGTAAATCTACGACGGTAGTTTCTTATTTGTTACACTATGCGTTATTTAACGACAACATAAGAATTGCAATTCTTGCAAACAAAGCAGAGACTGCAAGAGAACTTTTGGGAAGACTGCAACTTTCTTACGAAAACTTACCCAAATGGTTGCAACAAGGTGTTGGTTCTTGGAATAAAGGTTCTCTTGAACTTGAGAATGGTAGTAAAATTGTAGCAGCATCTACCTCATCATCTGCTGTCCGAGGAAACTCATTCAATATCATCTTCCTGGACGAATTTGCGTTTATTCCAAACCATATTGCAGAACAGTTCTTCAGTTCCGTATATCCTACTATTTCTTCTGGTAAATCAACCAAAGTTATCATCATTTCAACTCCCAACGGGATGAATATGTTCTACAAACTCTGGCACGATGCTGAGAGGGGTAGGAATGGTTATATTCCATTAGAAGTTCACTGGAGTGCTGTTCCTGGTAGAGATGCTGCGTGGAAAGAAGAGACTATCAGAAACACTTCCGAACGTCAGTTTACTCAGGAGTTTGAATGCGAATTCTTGGGTTCGGTTGATACTCTAATTGCACCAGCAAAACTTCGTTCAATGGTCTATGAAGACCCACTAACTTCAAATAAAGGTCTTGATGTCTATGAGCATCCAGAAAAAGACCATAATTATATGATGACAGTTGACGTTGCGAGAGGAACTGGAAAAGATTATTCTGCATTTATTGTTGTAGATATTACAACATTCCCATATAAACTTGTAGCAAAATATAGAGACAATGATATAAAACCAATTCTATTTCCATCTATTATCGATAAAGTTGCAAGAGCATATAATAATTCTTATGTTCTTGTTGAAGTGAATGATATTGGTGAGCAGGTGTCAAATATGCTTCACTTTGATTTAGAATACAGTAACCTTTTGATGTGTGCTATGAGAGGTCGTGCAGGTCAATTGGTTGGTCAGGGATTTTCTGGAAAGAAATCTCAACTTGGTGTAAAAATGTCCAAGAATGTTAAGAAAGTTGGTTGTTCTAACCTTAAGACAATCATTGAGGATGATAAAGTAATAATCAAGGATTATGACGTAATTAGTGAATTGACAACTTTTATCCAACGCAATCAATCATTTGAAGCAGAAGATGGTTGCAATGATGACCTAGCAATGTGTTTGGTTATTTTTTCTTGGTTGATTGTTCAACCTTACTTTAAGGAGATGACTGATAATGATATTCGTAAGAGAATTTATGAAGAGCAGAAAAACCAAATTGAGCAAGATATGTCCCCGTTTGGTTTCATCTCTGATGGACTAACAGAAATGGAAACTAGTTTTGTTGATAAGGATGGAGATAGATGGCATCTTGATGAATATGGAGATATGGCATACATGTGGGATTATAGGTAAATGGATTTAGAAGAGCAATTTGAAAGAGAATATCTATTTTTAACTGAGAGAACTTGCAGGATATGCAAACAAACAAAAGATTTAATTGATGGATTTTATTTAACTAGAAAAGGTAGGGGTAGTATACCCTCTGCATATTCGTATGAATGTAAGGTTTGTACGATAAAAAGAATTCAAAAAAATAGAAAAACAAAGCCAATAGTGACAACCATCTGGGAATATCCAGACTGGTAATTGTTCACTGGTTGTTTCCCCAATATAAAGTTAGTAAATAATAAATACTTTTAGACTAAATGAACTTCTTCAAGAGGGGAAACAAATGGCGTTAAATTTAGTATCACCTGGGGTAAAGGTAAGAGAAGTTGACTTAACTATTGGTAGAATTGATGCTGTTACTGACCAAGTTGGTGCATTTGCTGGTCCTTTTGCTAAGGGCCCAATTGGAGTTCCAGTATTAATCGAAACAGAGCAAGATTTGCTTAATGTTTTTGGAAAACCATTGGAAACAGATGGACAAAATGAATATTGGTTGTCTGCTTCATCATTTTTATCTTACGGTGGTGTTTTGAGAGTAGTTAGAGCAGATGGACCATCTTTAAATACTGCAAACTCAGACTCACTCCCAGCACTAAAAATAGAATCAGACGAAGATTATAACAATAATAATATTAATGACACAAACTGGGAGTATGCAGCAAGAACTCCAGGAACTTGGGCAAATGGTTTGAAAGTTTGCACAATTGATGCATTTGCTGACCAAATCATTACTGGAATTGGAACAACAGCAAAACAAACTACTGTAGTAACAAACGTTGCTACAAAAACTGGAAACTTGGGAATTACTACAAACTTAATTACTGGAATCACAACTTCCTTACTATCTGTTGGCAACAGAGTTGATACTGCATTTTTCCCTTCACAGACTAGCATTTCCTCAATTGGAAGTAGTTCAGTAACTCTTAGCAACAACTCAACAAATACTTCAGTTCAAAGTGGTGCGTCATTTGCATTCACTCAAGTAGATACAGTAACAGTAGCAACTGATGTTCAAGTTGGATATGCAGTAACTCAAAGTGTTTCTGCTCAATTTGCTAGCAATGGTGTTGTCAGCACCTTCAATGGTTTCATTAGAGGGGTAATTACTGACATTGGAAGAGAGCAAATAAGTGTAAAAGTAACAGATAGAGTTAACCTTAGTGGTGTTTCTGAGTATATTGAATACAAAAACCCAGGTCAGGATACAAATACTTATTCCTTCTCAAGTTCACAGGAATTAAATATTGTTACTTCTGCTGGAATTACTACAGCAACTTTCTCTGGTGGTCTTGGAGTAAAGGACTGGTATGATGAGCAAACACTTGGATTATCAAATTCAACTGTTTACTGGAAATCTATTGCACCAAAACCAACTACATCACAATATGCATTAGAAAGAAATTCTAAGAACGATCACATTCACATCGTTGTTGTTGATGATAGTGGAAAGATAACTGGTACTGCAGCAAATATTATTGAGAAGTATACTTTCTTATCAAAAGCAGCAGATGCTAAGATAAGTCCATCCCAAGCAATTTACTATAAAAATTACTTAGGAAATAATTCTCAAAACATTTATGCTGGTTCTATCAGAGCAGATAGATCCTCAAGTTTAGTTCCAAATACCTCAAATTCTAAGGCATTTACTCTTGATGTTGGTTCTGTTGGTTCAGAGGCACAATCAATTAGATTCAATGTTGGTGGAAACAAAACATATACATTAACCTCTGGATCTGATTATTCCAATTCTGGTGGAATGTCTGCAACTCTATCTTCTATTATTTCTGCTTACAAGCAATTTGAAAATCCAGCAGAGTACACAATTGACTTCTTAATTCAAGGACCATCTGGTGGAACTACAATTTATGAATCTCAAGCAAAAGCAAATGCATTGATTGCAATTGCAGAAGAGAGAAAGGATTGTATTGCTTGCATTTCTCCACACAAAGAAGATGTAGTTTCATCATCCAACTCAACAACACAAACAAATAAGATTATTGAATTCTTTGAACCATTAACTTCCTCATCTTATGCTGTATTTGACACTGGATTCAAGTACACACTAGATAGATTTAACAATAAGTTCCTATATCTCGCAACTAACGCAGATATTGCTGGACTAATGGCAAGAACATCTAATCAGAGTTATTCCTGGTTCTCTCCTGCTGGTTCAGTAAGAGGTGCTTTAAATAACGCAATTAAGTTGGCATACAATCCATCACAGTCCCAAAGAGATCTTCTCTACTCTAAGAGAATTAATCCAGTAATTGCATCTCCTGGTTCTGGAATTATTCTGTTCGGTGACAAAACTGCATTGGGTTATCCATCTGCTTTCGATAGAATCAATGTTCGTCGTCTATTCTTAACTTTAGAAAAGGCAATTGAAAGAGCAGCAAGAGCACAGTTGTTTGAATTCAACGATTTGATTACAAGAACAAACTTTATTAATATCGTAGAACCATACTTACGTGATGTAAAAGCAAAACGAGGAGTCACTGAGTTCATCGTAATTTGCGATGAATCAAATAATACTCCAGATGTTATCGATTCAAATCAATTCAAAGCAGACATTTTTGTAAAACCAGCAAGGTCAATTAACTTTATTGGTTTAACATTTGTTGCCACCCGAACTGGCGTAAGCTTCTCTGAAGTAGTCGGAACTGTTTAATTCAATAGAGGTATCTAAAAATGTCACAGTCAAATACTAACAATTTACCACGTTACACTGAAAGAACAGTAAGTGACTTTAAATCAAGATTAGTTGGTGGTGGTGCAAGACCAAACCTTTTTGAATGTGAAATTAACTTTCCAGCAGGACTTGGTATTACAGCAGATGACGACTTCAGATTTTTGGTTAAGGCAGCAAGTCTCCCAGCATCAAGCATCAATGTAATTGATATTCCTTTTAGAGGAAGAAATCTCAAAATTGCTGGAGATAGAACATTCGATCCATGGTCAATTACAGTTATCAATGACACCAACTTCAAAATCAGAGATGCTTTTGAAAAGTGGATGAACTACATGAACAGACATGATGATAATGCTGGAGTTATCACACCAGTTGCATATCAAACTGATATGAAAGTTCACCAACTTGGTAGAGGTTACACTGCTTCAAGTTCATCTAACGGAGCACTTCCTGCACCTAGTGATACTATCCCAGTTTTAAAATCATACAAGTTCTATGGAACTTTCCCAACAGCAATTAGTGCAATTGAATTATCATATGATAGTGCAGATTCTATTGAAGAATTTACTGTTGACCTACAAGTTCAGTGGTACGATTCTTTAAATGGTTCTACACAAGATAGCATTTTGGGAAATCCTCTAGGAGAGACATTTTAAAGTAATATAAATACTAAAAACGTCTATTCTTTGAAAAATGCCTAAATTATTTGGTTACAAGTTTGAGGATAAGGGGAAAGATAATTCAGAAAAAATTCTTTCCCCTGTACCACAAAACGATGAAGATAAATCAGATTATTATATTTCTAGTGGTTTTTATGGTCAATATGTAGATATTGAAGGTGTTTATAAGAACGAGCAAGATTTAGTAAGAAGATATCGTGAAATGGCACTTCACCCAGAGTGTGATAGTGCCATTGAAGATATTGTAGACGAAGCAATTGTTTCAGATTTGAATGATTCCCCTGTAGAGATAGAACTTTCAAATCTTCCCGCATCAGATAAATTAAAAGAAAAAATTAGAGAAGAATTTAAATATATTAAAGAAATCATGGATTTCGATAAGAAAGCCCATGAAATTTTTAGGAATTGGTATATTGATGGTAGACTTTATTATCACAAAGTAATAGATATAACTAAACCATCAGAAGGAATCAAAGAAATAAGATATATCGATCCATTAAAAATTAGATTAATAAGAAAACTAAAGCAGGATAAGCAAACATTAACTGGAACACTTAATAATATTATCAATAAAGATAATAGTATTGATTTTACAAATCCAGAGATAGAAGAATTTTATATTTACAATCCAAACGCTGCTTTACAAACTGGTTCAACCCAAACAGCAACAGGGTCATATAAAAATAATTCTAGGATGGTTAGACTGTCAAAGGATTCTATAACTTATATTACTTCTGGATTGGTCGATAGAAATAGACAAACAGTTTTGTCGTATTTACATAAAGCAATTAAAGCACTAAACCAATTAAGAATGATTGAAGATAGTCTTGTTATTTACAGACTATCTCGTGCTCCAGAACGTCGTATTTTTTACATTGATGTAGGCAACTTGCCAAAAATTAAAGCAGAACAGTACTTGCGTGATGTAATGAACCGTTACAGAAACAAGTTAGTTTATAATGCCGATACTGGAGAAATTCGTGATGATAGAAAATACATGGCAATGCTTGAAGATTTCTGGTTGCCTCGTCGTGAAGGGGGAAGAGGAACTGAAATTACAACTCTTCCTGGTGGACAGAATCTTGGAGAATTAAGTGATATTGAATATTTCCAGAAGAAATTGTTCAGATCATTAAACGTTCCAGAAACAAGAACTAATTCCAGTGGAGGATTTAGTTTAGGTCGTTCATCTGAAATCTTAAGAGATGAAGTACGTTTTACAAAATTTGTAGGAAGACTAAGAAAAAGATTTTCTAACTTGTTTAATGACATTCTTAAAACTCAATTAATACTAAAAAATATAGTAACATTAGAAGATTGGAATGTTCTCTCAGACCATATTCAGTATGATTTCCTTTATGATAATCACTTTGCCGAATTAAAAGAAAGTGAATTAATGAATGATAAACTTGCTGTAGTTGCAGCAATGGAACCATATTTAGGAAGATACTTCTCCGTTAAGTATGTTAGAACAAAAATTCTAAAGCAGACTGATGGAGATATTATTGACATCGATAAGCAAATTAAAGATGAAATAAAAAAAGGTATTTTGCCAGACCCCAATGAAGTTCCACAAGAAGCAATTGCACCAGATCAGTCTGGTAATACGCAGCAGGTAGGTGGTCCATCAGGTGCTTCCATGGGAAATCCAGTAATGGAACCTGAAGCAGGACAAATATAAATAATTAAAATTTATAGTTAAAACAATGAATGACTTAATTGATATGGTTGCATCAGAGCAATCCCCAGTAGAAATCAGTGATAAAATAAAAGAACTCTTAATGCAAAAAGCAGTTGAGAAAATTGAAATGGTAAAACCTACAGTTGTGTCTGGAATGTTTGACTTAGAATCAAACCAGGAAGAGGAGTGATATAGATGAAATCATTTCAGCAGTTTATTTCAGAATCAATCAATATTGCTGGTGATTTTAACGGAAATCTATATATCAACGGTTCTGAAAGTTCATCAGAACCAGTTGGTGAATCATTTCTTGCAGATGTAGTTTGGGAAGGAAAACTATATCGAATGGAAGTAGAAGGAAAGATGTTAGATAAAAATAAGTTAGCAGAGCAACTTCAAGGAGAATATCCAGGAGCAATTGTTCATAACATTTATCCAATAACTGAAAATTCTTTAAAAGTAAGAAAAGCACAAAGATATCAACCAGAAAGACTAACTTGGACTGAGTAATAATGGCACAGTGGAATAAAAATACACAAGACTTCTTAAACCAAGAGAGAAGTCTTTTTGAAGTTTACAGTATTGCAGATCACTGGGGTAACCAGACAGACTGGAGACCTCAGTTTTCTAATAACAATAGACTAAAAATTTCTCCATATCAAACAGTTTTCTTTAATACTTTTCAGTACGGTAAAGAAAGTGATGTTTGGGATGAAAAAATAGTTGGTGTTGGAACTGCAACTTGGAACCAATATGGTAGTAACATAATTATGGAAGTTGGTTCCACCGCAGGTAGTAAAGTTATCAGACAAACCAAGAATGTGATGAGATACATTCCTGGTAGACCATCATCACTTACATTTGCAGTTCGTTTTGAAACACCTCAAGTCGGCATTCGCAGAAGATTTGGTTTATTTGATGATTATAACGGTGCATACTTTGAGGATAATGGTGGGACATATTCTTATGTCATTCGCACTTCTACATCTGGAATTACTACAGAAAGAAGAGTAACCAGAGAAGAATGGAATGGTGAAAAGTTTGATGGCAATGGTTGGACTGGAGTAACTGCAGACCCAACAAAACAACAAATGATCTCAATTAATTATGAGTGGTATGGTGGTGGAACCGTAGAATTTAATTGGTTAATGAAAGGGGAGACAATTAGAAGTCATACTTTTGATCATTCAAATGTTATTGATAGAGTTTGGTGTTCTACTCCATTCCTCCCAATTCGTTGTGAAATTGAAAATATAACTGGAGTTGCGGGAACACATAGACTTTATCAGGGTTCCAATTCTCTTATTCAAGATGGTAATGCGGATAAACTTGGAACTCTTTTGAGTCAGTCTAATCCCATTACTGGAACTACAATGCCTTTGGCAAATACGTTTTATCCGATTGTAAGTCTGCGTCTTAAATCATCTGCACTTCAGGCAGTGATGCTTTTAAGGTCTTTGCAAGCAGTAACGAATGATAATACCAATGTTTATTGGAGACTTCTGCAGAATGCAACACTGACAAATCCCGTTTGGACAAATCATCCAGACCCAGATTCATTTGTGCAATATGATACTTCTGCAACTGCTGTTTCTGGTGGTAGAAATATTCTTTCTGGATTTGTAGTTTCTGGTGGTTCAGATTTAACTGAGATTGATAGACTTGCTGATTTACAACTTGGAAGGTCTGGTATTGGTACAGTCAGCGATACTTTTACACTTGCTTGTGCATCCCCAAACGTAAACAAAGCAGCACTTGCAGTATTGAACTGGATTGAACAAAGATAAATTAATAAATAACTAATAAAGTCTTTATTATACCAATGCAAAGAACAAAACTAATCACTACTGAGATTGCAATGCCAACTACTGCTGGTACTGCTTCTAGTATTAGTGAAGCAACTTGTGTGAGATTATATAACGGTTCTGGAGCAGCAGCAACTGTAAGCATTTCAACTTCTGTTGGTGCCGCAACAACATTATCATTTACTATGCCAACTGGCACAGTTGAATTCTTACAAAAACTCCCAACCGACGTGATTTTTGCATCAGCAAATACAGTAAAAGTAGCAAAAGTAGGATTTACCAACTAAGAACAATGAAACTAATCACAGAAGAAATCGAAAAGGTTAAGGTTATTACCGAAGAAAAAAACGGTAAAAAGTCCCTTTTTATTGAAGGTATTTTCCTCCAAGCAGACAAACCAAACAGAAACAAGAGACTCTATGAAATGAGAACTCTTGAGAGAGAAGTCAAGAGATACAATGAAAACTTCATTCAGAAGGGTCGTGC